CTAAGTCGAACGGCGACGGCAGCTCTTCGTCAGCTCATCGACGCTGGAACCCTGTCAAACCTCCCTGCGGGGTTCAAGGCGCGGGGCCTCCGAATACGGAACGATGACGGGCCGCTGTCGCCGGGAGAATTCCGCGATGTTGATGCACCGGGGGGCGCGATCCGGGATGCGTTGATGCTGCTTCCTTACAAGGGGGCGGACCCAACACTGTTCCAGTTGATGGGCTTTTGCGTGGAAGCGGGCCAGAGATTCGCTGCCGTTTCCAATTTGCAAGTCGGGGACGGCAACCAACAGGCAGCCGTCGGAACGACAATTGCACTTCTTGAACAGGGTGCAAAGGTCATGTCCGCAATTCATAAGCGGCTGCACTATGCACAGAAGGAGGAGTTCTATCTTCTTTCCTACGTCTTCGCGGATTACCTGCCACCGGAATATCCCTACAACGTCGTAGGTGCGGAACGCATTATCAAAGCGGAGGATTTTGATGAGCGTGTCGATGTCATACCTGTATCTGATCCGAACATCTTCTCGATGGCGCAACGAATACTCCTCGCGCAAACCGAACTTCAACTCGCGCAGTCCGCCCCCGACCTTCATAATTTATATGAAGCGTACCGGCGCATGTATAAGGCGATTGGGATCAAGGACGTGGACGGTATCCTCAAGCCTAATGAGGAAGGCGATCCGGTGGCGAAAGACCCGGCACTAGAAAACTCCGATTCGCTGGAAAATCTGCCCTTGGTTGTTTTTGAAGGTCAAAACCACCAAGCCCATATCATGGCTCATCTGGTTTTTGGATCATCTACCATGATAGGAACAATGCCTCCGGTAGTGATGTCGCTTCAAAAACATGTTATGGAGCACATATCTGTACGATCCAAGGAACAAGTAGCCGCGCAGATGCAACAGCAACTGGGTGGTCAGGAGCCGACAGAGGAACAGGTTTTACAGATCGAAGGTATGGTTGCGGAACTGATTGCTCAAGGAATGCAGGAAGTAAAAGCCCTTAGTAATCAAATAAGTGGGGGAGGGGAGCAAGACCCGTTGATTGCATTAAAAGAACAGGATCTTCAGATTCGCGCCCAACGCGATGCAAATGAACTGACCATTGATAAGGCTCGTTTGTCTTTGGATGAACAAAAGGCAACCAATACAATGTCTCTTGGCCAGGAACGTATTGCTTCTACCGAAGAAATTGCCGCCGCGCGTATGCAAGCCGCACGAGAACGAGAGATGATGAAACAGGATTCCAAAGAAACTATTGTTGTAGACCGAAAAAATAGGAGATAATTATGGCTGCTGCAAAAAGAAACCAGCCTTCTGTTGGTACTATCGCCAAGGGTGCGGTTATCGAGGGTCAGGGAACTGTTCCTTACAACGGACCCAAGAACATGGCTACGCCTAATACTGAAAAAGGCATAGTAAAAAAGGGTGTTCAAAAAGGCACCGGGGCCGCGCTTCGCGGCAAATCCTACACATATGACTAAGGAGAAGATCATGAAGATGATTTTAGCTCGACTCGGCGAACCATCGACTTATGCGGGGGTAGCTGCGATGCTGGCAAGTCTCGGAGTCATGGGATTTAACGAAGGACAATGGACGATGCTGTTTGGGGCGTTAGCCGCTGTAGCCGCCGCTGTAGCAATGGTACTCCGGGAGAAAGGATAACCTTAATGGGTTGGATTGCCTTATTCAGGGGCATCTTAAAGTTAGGTTCGATAGTAGCTCGTATCATTCAACAGAAACAATTAATGGATGCCGGGGAAGCAAGGGCAATAAGCAAGGGCTTACAGGATGCTACTTCAAAGATGGATAAAGCCAGTAAGGCTATCCGCGATCTTAGGGGCAGTCCTGATCTTCGTAGGCGGTTGCGCCGGAAATTCTCCGCTTCTGATAGGGATTGATTATGTTCCTTGTAGCCAGTTACCGGGTCCCTTTTTATACCGGGACGGCGATCAGGAAGAAACAATGCGCTGGGGCGATGAATATAATACTATCTGGGAGGTTCTCTGCATCGAGGATCCCGCTGGATAAAGGAGTTTCAAAATAATGGATGGAATCCTGCTTGCGGAGCACTTGCTTAAATCCATTGAAGAAAGAAAGCAAAGAATTACAGGTATGGTGTTAGAAGGGAATATAAAAAACATGGAAGAATATAAGCACTTGGTTGGTGCCTTGGAGTCTTTGGATTATATAGGCCGGGAATTGAGGGATATTTTGGAAAAGGAAGTCTAATGGCGGATACATCTATTTCTTCGGGAAAAGCGCAAAATAACGAAGCCAAGGTTGTTTCATTGAAAAAAGCTTATGTAAATCGTGAGGAAAAGATCCTTGATCCTGATAAGTTGGACGAAAGCTCGCTAGACAGGCTTCCCAAACCTACTGGATGGAGACTTCTTATATTACCCTATCGGGGTAAAGGAAAAACAGGAGGAGGGGTGCTCCTCCCAGACCAGACTATTGAAAGAGAATCCGTAGCTACGGTCTGTGGATATGTTCTAGCGGTTGGCCCGTTAGCGTATAAGGATAGGAATAAGTTTGGAAATCCAGATGACCCCCATGAGAATTGGCAACCTTGGTGCGCGGAAAAGGATTGGGTGATTTTTGGGAGATATTCGGGTGCTCGTTTTAAGATCGACGGCGGTGAGGTTCGAATTCTAAACGACGATGAAGTAATAGCTGTCATCCAGGATCCTGAAGACATCCTGCATTTTTAAACATGGAGAAAAGCCATGCCAGAACTAGAACAAGATACGGTAGACCTTCCTTCTGAAGGAAAATCGGTAGCGGTTGAAATAGACAAAGACTCTATTTCTTCTATTGGAGAAGATTCAGGTGAACATGAGGAATACAGCGCCAAGGTTCAAAAGCGCATAGATAAGTTAACCAAAAAGGCCCGTGAGGCGGAAAGACAGCAACAGGCCGCGATTTCCTACGCCCAGGGTCTTCAGCAAGAAAACAGCACTCTTAAAGGGCGCGTCCATAGCCTGGATGTTGGCTATGTGAGCGAATACGGGAATCGAATCACGTCTCAAACGGACGCTATTACCAAAGATCTTGAAACCGCCATCGCTACAAATGATACTAGCACACAAGTTGATCTGAACAAAAAACTTGCTCAATTAGCCATCGAAGAGGAACGCGTTCGAGCGGCCAAGGCGGAACAGACACGTATGCAGGAAGCCGCCCAACATCCACAAGCGGGCGTTCCGATGCAACAGGCACCTCAAATACCTGTACGACCGGATCCGAGAGCAGAATCATGGGCTTCAAAAAATAAATGGTTTGGAGAAGATGACGCCATGACTTTTGCAGCCTTCGGAATCCATAGAACTTTGGTGGAAGATGAAGGCTTTGACACTAGCACTACGGAATACTATGATGAGATTGATAAAAGACTTAGAGATGCTTTTCCGCATAAGTTCAACAGTGAAGTTGTTGTGGAACAGTCCGTCTCTGTATCAGAAGGACGCCGCCCTCAACAGGCCGTTGCCTCTGCCGTTCGTTCCAGTAATTCTGGACGCAAAACAGTAAAACTCTCTCCTAGTGAAGTTGCGATAGCAAATAAACTCGGAGTGCCGCTTAGTGAGTACGCGAAATACAAACGCTGATGGAGAACGACATGACTACGGAAAAAGTTAATCGCACTCCCCGCGCTGCTGAGACCAGGGCTTCAAAACCACGACGTAAGCCTTGGCAACCACCGTCTATGTTAGACGCACCTCCACCCCCAGAAGGTTTCGCACACCGCTGGATTAGGGCTGAAGTGAGGGGATTTGACGACCGGAAAAATATCTCTGCCCGTATGCGAGAAGGGTGGGAATTGGTCCGCAAGGAAGAATACCCTGATTTTGAGGCTCCTACGATGGATAGCGGAAAGTACGAAGGAGTTTTCGGTGTTGGAGGTTTGTTGTTAGCCCGTATTCCTGTTGAGATTGTTGATGATCGAACTAGCTACTTCCGGAGACAAAATTCGGAAGCAATGCAAGCGGTTGATAATGATCTCCTAAAGGAGACGCAGCATCATTCGATGGCTATTCATAAGCCGGAACGTCAATCGCGTGTTACATTTGGTGGCCCTAGGACAGAAACCTAGGAACTACTGTTTTACTTCAACAATTGCTTTAAGGAGCAAATGGTATGGCTAATCTCAATGGATCGTGGGGTTTGAAACCTATCGCTAAGATGGGCCAAAACTCCAACTCCACTGGTGTTAGCGGCTATACAATGTATGAAATTGCCAACGGCAATACGAACGTCC